TAAATGGGTTATTTCAGGATATATACAACAACCAAGTACATAAGAAAGCAAGAATCAGCGATTTAATCAATGATTTAAAAAATATGGTTAGAAGTCCAAGCGATATGGGTAACTTAGGACCATTAATTAATTCACTAATAGATAGTTCAATTAGAAACGATGACCATTTGGTTAAGTTAGCGGCTATTGCTACAAAGATTGTGGCAGCTGATAAAAAGACTGAAGGCCAAGAAGGATTCCTATCACCATTTGAGAAAGAACAATTACTTAGAGATTTAGAAACTACTAAAGAAGAAGTTGAGAGAGTGGATGATTTAGAATTTGAAATGGAGGAATTAAAAAAGAAAATGAAGTAATATGGAGAAGTTAAGTAGGGCGGCAGCCAATGGTGGTGTTGGGGTTGAAGGAACTAACTTAAGTAAAAAAGTTGGTTGGGTAGCTCATGTAGTATTAGATGAAAACGACCCTCTTGCCAAAGCCGATAAAGTTGGTTCACAATCCATAGGACAGATTAGATATAGCCAAACTAGTAATTTATCAATACCACCAGAACAATTACCAAAAGCATATCCATTTGATAAGATTTTTAATAGCTTACCAATAAAAAATGAGCAAGTTGAAATTTATGAAGGCGAGCAAGGTAATTTTTATTATAGAAGAATTGGTACTGATGATAATCCAACACAAACTGCATTTATAAATGCAAATGCTAAAAACTTTTCGCCTGAATTAGATGCAAAGCAAACAACTACATCTTACAAAAATACAGCTGAAACTGGAATTGCAAATACAAATCAAGATGCATCCAAAGCTCCTGGTGATTATGGTAAATACTACCAACCACAATTAGGAATACATAGATTAAAATTATATGAGGGAGATACTTTAATTGAAAGTAGATTTGGACAATCAATAAGATTTTCAGCTTACAATAATACAGCTGGTGGTAATGATGAGCAAGGAAATCCAAAACCAGCATATGCACCAACATTAATAATAAGAAATAAAGAAGCTTCTGAAAATAATAAAAAAGAAAGAGGAGTTAGTGTTGAAGAAGATGTAAATCGTGATGGTAGTATAATAGCTATGACATCTGGACAACATCAATCCGCATTTATTCCCGGTACTGTTGATGATAAAGGAAAATCTGATTTTAAAACACAGCCTGATTCATTTGGAGATTTACCAAAATTAATAGGAGACCAAATGTTGTTAAGTTCTGGTAGAATAATTCTTTCATCAAAAAATGCAGAAACATTGATATATTCTAAAAAGAATTTTGGAATTGTATCTGATGGTGCGGTTTCTATTGATACTAAATTAGGAATGGATATTAGTGTTGGTGATGATATAAACATAGTAACTGCCGATAGAGATGTTAATATTATATCTGGTAAAGGTAATATATTTTTAGGTAGTGAGGATTTGGAAGCAATGGTTAAAGGTAAAAAATTAGTAGAATTATTAAATGAATTATTACAAGCAATATTAGACCAGCAATACTTAACACCATCAGGCCCATCGGCAATAGGACCAATAAATAAAGCAACATTTGCATCAATACAATCTAAATTAGATAGTGTATTGAGTAAGTTAAACCAAACTGCATAATATGTCTTGGCAAGTATTTAAAAATAATGTTTTAAGATACGCTGATAATCCAGATTCAATTCAGGATATAGATACTATTGCAAAAGTATTAGCAACGGAATATGATGCAGCAATTAAAAGAGGTGGTGATACTGTAAACAAAATAGCTGTTAAGCAAGGCAATGTTGATATTATGACACAATTGTTTAAATCTGCATTACAAAAAGGAGTATCATCATCATCCCCATATGATTTAGTTGGAGAATTGGGTAACGGAGTAAAAGCATATTGGGTAGGGGCAATTTTAAATAATTACCCAATACCAACAATACCAGCACCAGGAACCACATTAAACGTTTCAATAACATCAGCTACAGTTACAAATACAGGACAATGGTTACCTGTTGTATTAGTACCAAGCGCACCTGAATTAACAGAACAAGAAATGTATGCTAAACTTGATTTTGAAAAAGCTGGTATAGATAAAAATGATCCTGAAGTTCAACAAATAATAGAACCATTTAATGAAGAAAAATTTGATGCAGAGGTAGCTGAATTACCTCAAGATGAATATTATGAAGAAACCCTACCTCCGGAATATAGTGAAGCTGCAATTTATCAAGATGCTGAAATTGCAACAAGTCAAGTAGAAGAAGATATGGCAGATGCAATCGATGAGGCTTTAGTTGAGCAAAAAATTATGCCGGAAGGGCCGAAAGAGGAAGATATTAAAAATGGATTTTCTACATTAAAAGAATTATTAAAAGTAGCTGATGCTTGGGCTAGAAATCTTCAAAAAAATGTAAAACTTAAATATGAAAACTGGATAATTGGTTATGATAAAGAAAAACATGGATTGTGTGCGGCTGGAGTTAAAGCTTTAGTATCGGCAATGCTTGGTATTAGGGGATTTGGTAGTATGGGTGGCAATGCAAATGATTATTCCTTCAAAAGTTCAGCCGGCGAATCTTTTGCTAAAAGTATTAATGGAAAAAAATATTATAATGATAAAATTAAAATAAATGTACCATATACAGAGGTTACGAATAAAAAAACAAAAACCACAATAAAAGTACCAAACTACGCAGCAACATATATTGGCGATTCTGCTCAATGGAAAATTGGTGATATCGTTGCATTTGATTATGTTAGTAAACCATATGGACACATACAAATATGGACAGGCTGGAAATGGGTAAGTGACCATACTCAAACTAGAATATGTGCACTAACAAAAGCAAACCCAGAAACAATTGCACTTTGGAGATACAACGATGAGGGATTTAAAAAATTTCAAGAATATTCATCAAAAGCAAATGCAAAAAATATATAAAATATGTCAGTAATAGAGCCAACTAATAGTACGGGTTTAATAATTGATGATTTTATTAATTATGCAACCGCACATTTATCAACAATAAGTGGAGTAATTAATACAATTTCATTATACCCACCACTACAAACGCCAGGTCCAGCGGTAATCCTATGGGCGGGATATACAGTTGCTCCGGCAAAACCATCATTTGCTATTCCTACCGCAGAACTTGCTACTGTTTTTGAAGCTAATGAAACGTTAGATGCAATTGGATTACCAATAGAAAATGGGCAGTTATTTGAAGTAACTAACAATGAAGAATTAATAGAAGCCGTATGGTTACCAGACGCTAATATACCAGATGATGATATTAGAATTCAAGCTGATTATACAATATTGCAAGGAGAAAGTGAAAAGGAATATACATTACCAATAGAAACCGATACAAATAAAGTTGATAAAAACAGCGAAGCTTATAAAAAAGCACTTGAAAAATTAAAACAGAATAAATCAAACGGAAAAGTTGATTTTAATAAAGTTACTACTAGAGTTATTAGAGAATTAGAAGGTGGATATTATCATCCAGATATGTTAGCTGATGGTAGAATTAAAGATTCTAGATATGGTGCTAGTGGTGAAACTATGTATGGTATAGATAGGAAGGCAGGTGCACCCGCTTCAGTTACAGGTGCTTCAGCACAAGCATTTTGGAATAAAATAGATGATAGTAATGCAAGAACTGAATGGAAATGGGGAAGTGTTCCTAAAGAACCACTTCGTTCAGAACTTGTTACTTTGGCGGCTGATATTATGAAAAAACAATATGAACAAAATCTTAAATATTATGTTAAAGATTTGGCGTTAATAGATGTAATAAATTCAAACGAAAATCTATTATTTAATTTCAGTTATGCTTCTTGGAATGGACCTGGTTGGTTTAATGGATTTGCCAAAGTTATTAAAAAAGCATATAATGAAGGTACACAAGACCCAGAAAAATTAGCAAAAATATTTGTACAAAGACGAGTAGATAATACAGGAATTATTGGTAATAAAAAAAATAATTCATTAATAGCTCAAGGTGGAGGAAAAATTTCTAAAATACTTGGCATACCTACTTAATTTAAGTAAATCAATATAAATCCCAAAAATACTTAATTCAAATATTTATAAACATAACAAACAATATATGAACACAGATAAATTATTAAAAGCTATCCAAATCCTTATAAAAGAGGAATTGAAGGAGCAATTACCTGCGTTAATCAAAGAATCCGTACAAAAGGAAGTAAAAAGATTATTAAGTGAAGGTAAACAACCAGTACAACCTAAAAATACTGGATTATCAATGGCTAAGGCTATGATGGAAGATGAAGTTATTCAAGAATCAGTACAATCGAAGGTAGTACCTACAAAGCAATTTAGTAAAAACCCGATGATTAACCAAATTCTTAATGAAACCGCAATGGCACCTGCAACTGGTGATGGTGGATTCAGAACAATGAATTTTGGACAAGGTGATATGGGCTCGATTGTAGGTAGAACTGCAATAGCTGAAAAGATGGGTTATGGTGATTTGGCAAAAGGACCTTCACCAACTGGATTGGGTGTTCAGACTGGAGTGCCTGAATTAGATAAAGCATTGAATAGGGATTATTCTGAATTAGTAAAAAGATTTAAAAAGAAATAATGGCTATTGTACTTGGTAAAAAAATGATGATTGATAGTAAGCAGTTTGAGGACTACGCTATAGGTATAACATTGCCAATACAAATAGGTAACACTGCTTTTAATCAAAGTTTCAAAACTGCAGACCAAGCTAAATCTAATATAAAAAATTTGTTACTTACTAAAAAATATGAAAGGTTAATGCAACCTGAATTTGGTAGTGGATTACAAGAACTACTATTTGAAATAAATGATGACCAACTTGCCGATAAAATAGAAAATACAATAGTGGATACTATGGCTATGTGGTTACCATATATAACTGTAGATAATATAGATATAAGACAATCAAACGAATTAAAAAATTCAAATACAGTAGAAGTATCTATTTCATTTAGAGTAGGAGATACATCAAACTTAGAATCGGTAACATTTAATGCACAAGTATAAAAATGGCTATAAACACAATAAATAAAAACTTTAAGAATAAGGGTAAGGATATAAAATACCTTAATAAAGATTTTGCTAGCTTCAGAGCAAATTTAATAGAGTTTGCAAAAAACTATTTTCCAAAAACTTATTCTGATTTCAATGAATCATCTCCTGGTATGATGTTTATTGAAATGGCATCTTATGTTGGTGATGTATTATCATATTATACCGATGATACATTAAAGGAATCTCTAATGCCATACGCAGAGGATATTCAAAGTGTAATTGCATTATCTCAATTTTTAGGATATAAACCCAAAGTAACATCACCAGCAATATCAACATTATCTGTATATCAATTAGTACCATCAATTGGGACTGGTGTAAATAATGAGCCGGATTCTAACTATTATCTTCGTATCAAAGAAGGTATGTCTGTTAGTTCTACAAAAAATAATGTAGAATTTATAACAACCGATGTTGTAGATTTTTCGGATGAATCTGGTAGAGAAATAACAATATACGAAAGAGATTTAAATACGGGAGAAGCAACATTTTATTTAATTAAAAAATATGTGCAAGTAATTTCAGCAACAAGACAAATAAAAGAAGTTACTTTTGCAAGTTACGAATCTTTTCAAACAATTGATTTAGATGAAACTGATATTATTCAAATATATGATGTAAGAGATTCGAATAATAATAAATGGTATGAAGTTCCTTATTTAGCACAAGAAATGATTTTTATTGACCATCCAAATATAGAAGCTAATGACCCAGATTTATATCAATTTAAATCAACTGTACCATACATTTTAAAAACAATTAAAACTCCAAAAAGGTTTACTGTTAAAATAAATGAGAATGGAACAACAACTATTCAATTTGGTGCTGGTGACCCAACTGCTAGTGATGAACAATTAATTCCAAACCTTAAAAATGTTGGATTGGGATTACCAAACTCTATTAGTAGATTGGAAGAATCTTTTGACCCAACGAACTTCTTAAAAACAAAAACATACGGAACATCTCCAGCAAATACAACAATGACTATTAAGTATTATACGGGTGGTGGTGTTAATTCAAATGTTCCAAGTGGAGAGCTAACAAAAATAAATGGTATAGAATTTGAAGAAAATACCGCATTATTTAACGCAGCTCAACGAGTAATATACAACTCAGCAAAAAATTCAGTAGCAGTTGATAACGAAATTCCAGCAGTAGGTGGTAGGGGTAGTGAAACAATTGAAGAAATTCGACAAAATGCATTGGCTAATTTTGGAGCTCAAAATAGAGCAGTAACAGCAAAAGATTATCAAATAAGAGCTTTATCAATGCCAACTAGATTTGGTTCTGTTGCAAAAGCATACGCAGTTGCAGATGGTACGTTGGATAATAATTCGCCATCATCTATATTAGCATCTCCAAATAATTTACAAGAATTCACTGATTTGGTTATGAATTTTGTAAACAAACCAGATACAGAAGAACCATCACAACAATCGGTTCAACAAGAAATAACACAATTTCTTATTGGAAAAACCGCAAATGAAAATGAAAAAAATAATCCATTTGCAATTAATTTATATTTGTTAGGAAACGATGTAAACGGACATCTTACAAATCTCAATAGAGCAGTAAAAGAAAATCTTAAAACATATTTTAATGAATATAGAATGCTTACTGATGGTATTAATATTAATGATGGATTTATAATCAATATAGGTTTAGAATTTGAAATTATAGTTTATCCAAATTATAACAAAAACGAAACTCTTACAAAAGCAATATTAGAATTAAAACAATATTTCGATGTTAATAATTGGCAATTCAACCAAACAATAAATTTAAGTGAAGTGGAATTGTTATTAGCAAATATAGAAGGAGTACAATCCGTACCAGCAATAAAAATAACAAATAAATGCGGTGGACAATATTCACCAAATTCATATAATATAACAGCGGCAACTAAAGATAAGATTGTTTATCCATCCTTAGACCCGTCAGTTTTTGAAATTAAGTTTCCTGATGCAGACATTAAAGGTAGAGTAAGATAATGGCATACTATTTTATGACAGCATCAAAAGATGCAACGGTATATCTTCAACAACCAAACCAAAATACAGGTTTGGATGAGATATTAGAAATAAGCAAACTATATTATGGTAACATAAAAGATATAGCTCATGCTTTATTAAAATTTGAAGTAGGATACCTATCGGCATCTCTATCAAATACTACATTAAAAATGAACGAAGCAACTCTTGTTTTGAAAGAAACAAAGAGTGAAGAAATTCCATTAGAATATACAATTTATGCTAATGCAGTTTCTGGTGCTTGGGAAATGGGTAAAGGTACTCGTTTTGATAACATATCAACAACGGGCGTTACTTGGAATTATAGAGAAGGTGATTCTAAATTAGATTGGCTTCAAAATAATTTTAACGTAGGTACAACCGCTACTGTAAATAATGGAGTTGGCGGTACTTGGTGGATTGCATATCAAGCTTCGCAAGGATTTAACTATCAAACAGCTGATATTAATATGGATGTTAAATCTTTATTAAGGAGTTGGATGAGTGGTTCTATTCCAAACGATGGTATTATATTAAGACACGAAACTGCTAAAGAAATTGATACTCAAGATTATGGTGCTATAAAAGTGTTTAGTAAAGAAACAAATACAATATATCAACCAAAGATTAGAATAGGTTGGGATGACCAATTATATGTAACTGGTTCATTAAATGCACTAACTTCAGAAGATATAAAAATTGGAGTTACTAATTTAAAAACAGAAGTTAAGCTAGGAACTAATCCAAAAATAAGAATATTTGCTAGAGAATTATATCCTATTAAAACTTTTACAAATCAGTTTTCATATAGTACATCTCATTATTTACCAACAACATCATATTATCAAATTAAAGATGCGGCTTCGGATGATATTATTATTCCGTTTTCAGATTATTCAAAAATTAGTTGTGATGAAACCGGTAATTATATAAATTTAAATCTTTCTAACTGGGAAGCTGGTAGAACTTATAAAATAGAATTTAAAGTTAATATGAATGGAAACGTTCAGTATTTTGATGAAGATATAACATTTAGTATTGTAAAAAATTAAGATGGCAAAAACTGGACTACAAAATGAAGAATTAATAAAAGAACTTTTGGTTAGCGGTTCATCTGCAATTACAACCAAAAATCCTTTTGGTATCCATACATTTGAACAAACAAGCGATACCGATGGAGTTATATCAGCTAGATTAATAAAGCCAAAATATAACGAATCTGAATTAATAAAATCAATTGATACGGTAATATTTGAATTATTACCCACAGCGCCACCACCAATCGATGATAGAATTCCAAGACCAATATATAATCAGGTAACTCAATCGGTAATTGATTTAACGGCACAAGTAGAAGAACTAACTACCGAAGTTTTTACATTAAGAGCAAAAGTTCAAGATGTTGAAATCGTATCTGAAAGCTTAAAAGTATCTTTGGATTTAAAAGATTTAAATGTAGCATCTTCACAAAACCAAGCTAGCCAATTGACATCAAAGGTTGGTAGTACAATTACTGAATTACAAAATTCAATGCAAAAAGGAACATTAGAAGCAATTCAAAGAGTTTCTTTATTTGCTAGAAATCAATCGTTAGAGCAAGAATTAAGTACATTACGAGAGGCTGTATCTGCAAAAGAACAAGCATTGGCAGCTGGAGCACTTTCAACCGGACAATTATCAAGTATATTATTTGATGGTGCTGGTGACCCAACTAAATCTCCTGTTGAAGGCATAATGATAGCTATGGATTATGGTGGAGGATATGGTTCAACTGCAAGTGCTGGTAAATTCGCAAAGAGTGGAGGGCCATTCCCAAATACATTTAGAAGTTCATTTGAAGTAATTGCATCATCTGCGTTAGCTGGTGGTAAAGAAATAGAAGTGGATGTTAAGTTTAGTGGTGGTAAAATGACAAAATCTCCGTTTGATTTTGGATTCACACTTCCTATAAAAGTTAAAGGAGGTGATACTAAGAAATTTGATATGAGTAAACCATCTACATTTTTAGGAACGATACCGGGTTCACATGGGGCTAGTTTATTTTCTCGTTCAAAGGCAACAGTATATGATTATACTATGACTGTATCAGTAACATCAGAAGGTAAAACTGAAAATAAAGAATTTAAAATGAGATTATACCATCACGGATAAATAATATAATACAATGGCAATAAAAACATTTAAAGAAATACTGGATAATAAAGGATATCGAATAAACTCAAATGATAGAAAAATATTTGAGCAAGGTAATCTACAATCTTTTTTTGGATTAAGTAATTCAGATGCTATTGAATTTGTTGTTTATGATGTAAACGATAATCAATTACCACAAAAAGATGGTAAGTTAGTTAGATATATTCCATTAACAACTCAAAGTATAAAAGATTATTTTTTAATAGCAGAAGGTACTATATTTCAAAAATATAAATTACCATCTGAATATTTTATTGATATTGAAAGATTATTGAGAGAAGCTGGATATAATAATGGTATATTTAAAACACAAATAACGTTACTTAATAAAAGAGTTGGTAGTGAATTCGATGATGATAAATTATGGATTTCTGAAATATCTCCATCTCGAACTGAAGTAAGACTATTTCCAATAAAAAGTAAAACTGGTATAAATAAAGAATTAGAAGAACGTTTTGGATTACTTTTAAGTGGACAAGAGTTTAGAGATGATACAATAAATGCCGCATTTAATTTTATAGAAAAAATAACACCAACTGTAATTGGGTCTTATATGAAACAAAAATATAGTGAAGCTTGGGTTAATAAAATGATAGGTGAATTTAAAATAAAAAGTTTTGATAATTTTATTAACTTAGTTCATACTAAATTTTTAGAAGCAGCCATATATGAATTTACAGAAAAGATATCAGATTTTAATAATATTAATTATGGTAAACCAAATGGAACTGCACAAAAAATAGCTTTATCTAGAAAAGAAATAATTGATATATGCAAAAAACTTTTAGTAGCATCTGTTAATTATAATTTACCTAAGCAAGATATTGTTACTAAAGCAACATTTGATTCAAAAATAGATACATCACTTGATGAAGTTGGAAACGTATTACAAAAATTAGAATCGGAAATAATAATAGATACGGCATCTCCAGTAATAAAAGTAGCAAAATTACAAAAATTAATACAAACTGATATTGAATTAGAATTAGATAAAAAAATTAAAAAACTAATACCAGAACCAGATGTAATAGTAGTTGCACCAATAGAAGAACCAAAGTACGTTCCACCTGCAATTTCAATTGGCGGTGGTGGAGGAAGTGGCGGAGGCGGATTTGTTGAAGCTGATTTTGGTCGTGGATTTGGTAGAGATATAATCTACGAAAGAGATATGAATCAAAGACAAAATTTACAATAAAATACTTATTAAGTAATGAAAGCAATAGACGATATATTATTTGATAGTGGACTTGGTTCTAACAATTCTTTTAATGATAGTATTTCACAAGAAATATTTAATGGAGGTGGAGGAGGTGGTGGAGGCGCTGTATCTACTGGTGGTGGTAGTTCTGTCGTATTAACAAATACACCTGGAACACCTTTATCAAATGAAACATACATTATAAGTGTTGCATCTGATATACCAAATGCATCTATTTTAATTAATGGAGAAAATACATACAAAACTACTCCAAACACTGTAAACATTAATCTATCGGATATTTTAGGTGGTGGTGATAGAGTAATTACTGTTGAAAAAAGTGGATACAAATCTTCCGAAAAATATATAGTATCGTTAGTACCAAATACAGAATATAATTTAAATATAGATTTTAATATAAATCCGGCATCATCTATATTTGGCGGTATTGGTGGTAATTTTGGTGTTAGTGGATTAGCTATGTTTAATAGCCTTCCATCAATGGATTTAAATAATCCAACGTATTCTAATACTCCATATTATAAACTTAGTATAAAATATTTTTATAATGAGTTTGAACAATCTTATAGTGATATTGAAGGGAAGATTAAAGATATTTCTTTTAAATTAGAATCAAATAATGTAACGCCAATCGAAGATATAAATGTAGTTCAATCCACAACTATATCTTTGGAAGGTAGTGATGATTCCGCAGTAGCTGTAATAAGTGATGGAAATAGTGTAAAAGAAACAATTCGTTTAAAATCTGGAATAAATAGTATAGTAGCTGAGGCTGGTAGTTTTATTACAATACAAACTGCTAATATAAATTCTTATAGAGTTAAAACAATAGAAATACAATCTGGTGTTTTTGAAACAAAAACTTTATCATCAGCATCTGATACAGAAAGTATTTCAACTAGATTAACATTAGATGGTTCTCAATTTGGAGTATCAGTATATACGGAAGCATTTGAAACAATAAGTGAAAATACTCCTGTAATATCATTAATTGATACTGAAAAATTAGAATACAATATAAATTCAAAATCAGATGTACCAATCGGTATATTAAAAAGTAGTAACACTACATCAGTTGAATTACGAATTAATAATATTGTTTATAATTTTAATGATTTAGGCGATAGTGATAGAGCAATAATATTAATACCATCAAAAGTATTTACAACAATTGGTAATTATAAAGTTATATTAATACCAAAACAAAACGGAACATCTAGACTACTTCGTATAAATGCAACTGACGGAAATCCTATTGAATTTACAATAAATGTTGTAGATGCTGTTTATGTTGGTGTTCCTGATATTAGAAATATACAATATCCTTCTTTAATTAAAGGACCTGATTATATTGGAGCTAATGTAGATTTTATTATAAGTTATGAAACGGTTAATACCGATTATGTAAAAATATATAAAGTTGGCAGTAGTACTTTTATTAGGGCAGGTGCTAGTGGTGAAGTTAGTTTAAACTTTTTACAATTACTAACGTTAGATGGAACACAACCATCGCAAAGTGATGATTTGATAAGTATGGTATTAAAATTAGTACCATATAATGAGCAAGGTAGAGAAGTTGTAATTGGTAAGGAAGAATTTATTACAATACAATTAGATAAGGGTGATATAACAATACCAAGAGATACGGCAATAGCTAGAATAGCAGATGGGTTCATATCTCAATTTGATGATAACGTATTTGATGATGAATCTTCAAAGTACCTTACTCACTTATTACATTTAGGGCAAGGTGATAATAAAGTAGTAACAACTTGGGTAGGTAGTGATAGTTCTTTAATTTTAAAATTATACGAACCACTACCAACATCGGTACAACCAAACCAACAAGTTTGGATTTCTAAGTTACAATCAAACCCAATAGTAGAAACTATAACAATTAATGGATTTGATGAATCTTATTGTCCTCCATTAAAAGGACCTAACTTTACGTTAGAAGAAAGTAACGGAGTTGCATATCAAGTCTTTGATGAATTAATAGCTAGTGGTTCTGAGACATCTACTAATTTAATAAATAGATATTTGGAAAGTAGTGGTATTGATACTACCATATTAAATATTGAATATGTAAGTGGCTCTACTTATATGTTTGATAACTTCTCACACTTTGGTTCAGCCGAAGAAAGAGTAAATAACTTTTTTTATAAAATAAATTTATTAGAAACATATAAATTAAAATACGAAGGATTAACAAGCACATATAATCCTCAATATTCCGAAGGAGATGGTGGTTTATTAGCGGAAGCATATGATAACCATATTGATTTAACTCTTGATGGTGCTCAAATAATAACGCAAGATGGTATATTTGATATTCAATGGGAACGTGCGCAATTTACAACTGTAGCTAGAGCAGATGAAGCCAAAAAACTATTAGAAACTATTAATGGTCTTATTAGAAGTTTGGATGGGTTTGAAAATTTTTTATATAAATCTACTAACGATTTAGCATATCCAAAAGAATTATATGTTCATCCTATAACTGGATTGGGAACTTATATATTAAGACAAACAAATCATAGTATTGTTACCGCTTGGTATCAATCATTAGTAGATTTGGCATCGGAGTATGATAAATACAATCCAGATTATTTGGTAAATAATATACCTGAGTTTATAAGAGAAGATTATAATAACAATGATTTTTTAGTATTCTTAGATATGATAGGCCAACATTTTGATATTGTTTGGGCTTATATAACTAATTTATCTAAAACTAAAAATTTAGAACATAAGCAAGTTAAAGGATTTTCTAACAAATTAGTTTCAAACTTATTACAATCATTTGGATGGAATCCTAAAAAAGCATTTAATTCACCATTTTTGTGGGAATATGCGTTTGGACAATATAAAGATGGATTCCAAAAATATTCAATGTCTTTAGCAGATGCTAACGATGAAGTATGGAGAAGAATTTTAAACAACTTACCTTATCTATTAAAACATAAGGGTACTGCTAGAGCTATGAAAGCTATTATGGCTTGCTATGGTGTTCCACAATCTATGTTGACAATAATGGAATTTGGAGGCCCGCAAGACCCAACTAGTGGTGGGGTTACTCAATTCACATTTGATGATAGAACGGCGGCAATAAGTTTAGATGAGCAATCAAGTATAATTGTACCTTGGCATGAGGTGCAAGCTACATTAGATTATCCAAATTGTATTGAGTTCAGAATAAGACCTTCGGCTAATATTGATTCTGTAGCAACATTAATATCTGGAAGTGAATTTACTTTAGATTTAGTACAAACAACTGGGTCTTTTTATAAGTTAGAATTAAATTTTGGTGGAGATGAATCTACTAGTACATATTTCGAAACCACAACAGTATACATATCTCCTGAATTAAGTGGAGAGTATGCATTTGGACCTGATTTAAAAACAGGAAGTTTTGAATTTCCACTTTCAAATGAACATTATTCTAATGTAGCAATTAATAGACATAATAATCCTGATTCATCTTCTTGGTATGAAGTTTGGTTAGGTACATCTAATGGCAGTAGGATTATAACTTCGGTTAGTATGTCTATGATGTATAATGATTCTCAATGGACAGGCTCAACTCCTAATTTAGTTGTTGGTGGTAATGGTTATGCTGGTGAATTGGATGAATTCCGTTTATGGACAGTTCCTTTACAAAGAAGTAAATTTGAAAACCATACTTTATTCCCTGATGCAATTAATGGTAATGATTATGATTCATCTACAAAAGATTTAATGTTCCGTTTGGATTTTGAATATCCAAAAGATAGAACAATAACTGAAAATATAGGAATCAAAAACGTAGCTATTAGTGATAACTATAATGAACCATTTGCATCTGCAAGTAATATGTATTCGGCATCGGCATATCCGTACCAATACATTCCATATGATAGAACTGTAACTGCAAATGTTCCATCTTTAGGATTTAATGTTTCTAATAAGATTCGTTTTGAAACACAAACATTAACAACCGATTTATCATATAAACAAAGGGCAACTAAGAAATCATTTGATAGAGCTCCAATAGATTCAAATCGTTTGGGACTATTCTTCTCTCCAATTAAGGAGTTGAATATGGATATCTTAAAAGCATTTGGGGATTTCAATATCGATAATTATATTGGAGACCCATCAGATGAATATAAAAATTCATATAGACAATTAGATATTCTTAGAGGATACTATTTTGAAAGATTGGACAATAGAGATATCTACGAATATATCAGATTGGTTAAATATATTGATAAATCTTTATTTGAGGTATTGAGTGAATTAGCACCTGCTAGAACAAATATATCTAAAGGATTATTAATTGAACCACATTATTTAGAAAGAAGTAAAACTCTTTGGAATAAACCGGAATCTTTAAGAAACGATTTCGCAACATCAATTAACACCCAAGATGATATATATGTTGATTCAGAATCTATACCAAAAGATGCAAACTTAGATATACAAAATGTTGCTACATTTGATACTACTATTAGTAATAACAATGGTATTATTAATTTAGAAGAAACTACATTTGAAACATCTAATCCAAATTACGAAACAAGCATAACCGCAACTAATCAAACGTTAGAAGCAAGTGCACCTATGTATTCGGTAGCAATTCAAGTACCTACTGGTAGTAGTTTATCTGGAGAGGCTGATTCATTTACATTTACGGAAATTGGAATGGATAGAAATTCATTGGCTAATAGAGGATATGGGTTGTATGCAAAACAGGGTGTTTCTAAAACTTATTATTATGATGATGTCTTTGGAAACCATACTGGAAGTAGAGAAAGTGTATTTATTGTAAAAGAACAATATACACAAAAAATTAATACTCAAATAGCTGGATATCCAACAACTCGTTCATTAATATTTCCTGGTGAGAGAGTTAGATATGTTAAAGTACCTACTACAAAATATAAATACAAAGTTAGTAGTATGGCTTGGAGTGGTAGTATTTCTATTGGAAACGAAGTTGTGGAAGTACAAGCATTAAATGGATATTTACCAACTCACTACAAATTTGTAAGTAATTTATCAGAGGGAATGAAACGTTCATACTTTATGGGTTCTCAACAAACGGCATTAACTACTCCTGATGGATTAGGCGCAGTTGAAACATTTACTACTAATCCTAATATTCTTAGAGTTGCTAAGACTGGTAGAGGTAGTGGTGAACCAATACTTGAAGTGGATTAAGATGAAAATATTAATTAGTTATATTTATTTTAAGAAATAGATTAAAAAACAATATCAAATGGCATATTTAGATAACACCGAAATTACAGTAGATGCAATTCTTACCAAAAAAGGTAGACAAAAGTTAGCATCTGGGCAATCTTTGAACATTACGAAGTTCGCTTTGGGTGATGATGAGATTGATTACACATTATATGAGCCCGCACACCCAAAGGGTTCGGCTTATTATGATTCAGCAATCAGAGCAATTCCTATTACGGAAGCATCTCCTGATGAAACACAAGTATTGAGATACAAGTTAGTTACTTTACCAAAGGGAACAACTCAAATCCCAACTATAAGATTAGGTGTACCTTCAATTAGTGTAAACCAAAGTGAAGGAGCTGTGGGATTATTACCAACAACTTCACCTTCTGGAAATACAAATGCCGGATATACAATGTTATTAGCAGACCAAAGAGCTGGTACGATAACTGTGAGTAGAGGAGCAGCTGGTACTGGAACTACATTATTCTTAGGTGAAGAAGTAACAACAACGGCACAAGTAGTTACTGGTTTAGAATTTAGATTCACTCCAAATCCAAACTTAACTGTGGATGTATCAACTACAATCACTGTTTACGGAAATGAAACTGGAGGTTCTCAAACTATCCCTGTAATCGTAACTTATAAAGCATAAAATAGAAATATAAAATGGCATTAATAAACACACCATCGATAACCAGCCAAATAGCAGCTTTAGCTAACACTGGTACAATTGATACTAATCAAATCGTAACCCTTTTAAACTCAGCATTACCTGCTGGACAACAAATATCAACTGTAGGTGAAACTATAACTGGTATTTACAAAAGATTCGGTGAATTTGATAAAGTAAACGCTAAAGTAGAAATCGTAACAACTGGATTATGGGCTAATGATTCTGGTTCATTAAACGTATTCTTTACCGCATCATCCCAAACAACTGCACAAAGTGGTAAATACTATTATAATGTGTATGACCAAAATCCATTGATAAGTGAAACTGAAGAAGTTCAATTTGCAATTGCATATGGACATGTTGATGGTAGTGGTTCTGTTGATTTAGCAACTGATGATAACGCATTATTACCAACTAAAGCAACATACGCTCAGTATAAATCAATGTTGTTAGACCCAACTGATACCAAATTCTCATTTGATAATTCATCTGCAATCTCAACTGATGCAAATGGTATTTATATTATTAATGTGGCTAGAGCAAGATATAGAGAAAAGATGGATGCTGGTAACTGGTCATTAAAACTTTCTGGTTCTAATGGTTTATTTACATTTATCGATAATAGTGGTAAGAAGTTCGGTGATTCTTATGGATTAAGTGGTAATGTATTTAAAGTAGTTAGAGGTTCATTGAATTTAGGAACACAATCAGAAGCAACTATAACAGCAACGACAGACGCTTCATCTGGTGAAGGATTCGGTGAATTCTATCCTGATAGAGGTATTATTATTCTTAACGCTACGGCGGTAGGTAATACAGTTGGTAGTGTATTTAATGAAAACTTCCAAACTGTTGGAACATTAACACCATCAGATTCAACGGCAGCTGATATGGAAAACCATAAGAGATTGTATTACGCAATTAAACATGGTAAAGATTTTGAAGCTAGAAGAACGGAAAATATTTCAACTCAACATTTCTTTGTAAGAGCAACTAATAGACAATTTAACTATTCAAACAATCCTACATATATTGATGCAGATGGATTCTTTACCGAACCAACATTTGAAACTGACCCACAAACATTTATTACAACTGTAGGTTTATTGAATGATGCAAACGAATTGATTGCGGTAGCAAAAACTTCTCAACCAATTGTTAAATCATTTGATAAGGAAGTTTTAATTAAAGTGAAATTATCATTCTAATTAAAAATTAACATAATATGAAAGCCCCCTTAATTGGGGGTTTTTCATTTGTGGAATATTTATATAAAATCAAAAGATTAGATGCTTAAACAAATTCCAAAATCCGATATCATCGTTAGACCATTAAAGGTTTATAAAGAATGGACGTTAGATGAAAATGATGTCTATCCAGTTTTTGGTGAAAACGGAGCTAATACATTTGTTGATGTTGATTCGGATTCTAAAAGCCACGGATTGGTAAAAAAATTAGTATATCAATCAATTAAATCTCAATTCTATTTAAATCCACAAACATCATCATTACTAACGGAAGTTGGTAAACGAAAATCCTATGCATCTAAAGATGAAAGATTAATAGAAGATGATATAGCAGTAATATCAATACCACAAATATATTATGGTGAGGGTATTAAAGTAGGTACGCTTAGTTTAGAAGATGAACAGTTAGGTAGAACATACACAGACGATGGATATTCCAATCTTATAGATTCTGGTAGTAATATTAAGGGTAATGTATTTTATGATAGGGGTTTGGTTGTTATAGCAAAAGATATTGTTAGTGGGTCTGTATTATCTCAGTTTACTTTAAACTTCCGTTCAACTAAAACAATATATGAAAACGAAGTGTTTATTTCAGTATTAGAAAGTGAATTCAATTTTTCACAAAACCCATCGGCAATATATGAAGATGGTGGTAGAAAATATACACAATTAGTAAATAGACCTAATGTTGTTAGAGCAAAGCCAAATGATTTGGTAACACAAACAATAACAGAACGTGGTGTACAATATGTTAGAAATACAAAGTATCCATATATTTCTAAATTAGATTCTACAAAATTTGGTAGTTTTGATGATTTTGAGTATAGTGGTTCAATAGACCCAACTGGTTCTTATTTAGCACCATATATTACAACAATTGGATTGTATGATAATGAATTAAATATGGTTGCAATAGCAAAATTACCACAACCAATTAAATCAGAACCAAACTATCCAATAAACTTTATCATACGTTTCGATACATAACGTTATATTTATACTTACATAAACACAATATAAAATGTCAAAGATATTAGAACTATACGGAACTACTGGGCCTAAAACAGGACAAGCGGATACAAAAGGTGGTGATAAAACTCCTATAAATGCAGACGGTGGTAGAGATTTATCTAAAGATGAAACTAGACTTACTAAAGCTAGGAAGGGTGCAGTGAATACTTCAAAAAAGTATTCTGATGCATTTAAAAAGTAATCAATGAGTTGGAAATTTAATGGAAATATTGTTACAGAGGAAAATACACCGGAAGGTGCGGTTGGGTTTGTCTATAAAATGATACACATACCAACTGGTAGATTTTATATAGGGAAGAAATCCCTAAATCAGGTTCGAAGATTGAAACCCTTAAAGGGAAAGACTAGAAAGAGAGTTGTTAGAAGTGCTTCCGATTGGGAGAAATACTATTCATCAAACGAATGGATTAAATCCGAAGTAAAAGAGGGTAGAGCTGATGATTTTGAAAGAGAAATCATTCAGTTTT